CCGTGTTGGGTATGCTATACAAAACTCAACGCTTTCTGACGTGACCATAAGTTACACTGACGAGGGCAACAACCAGCAAGCGGCCAGCTTTCACCTGAGTGTTGCGTAATGTTTGGCTTTTCCGCATTTAGTGAACAACCATTTTCAGCAGTAGATATTGCTGATCTTAGTGAAGTCACTAATCTTACTGGTGTAGGATCAACCGCCGCTGATGGTTCTGTAACTGCAGTTGGTAACAGTGCTACTCTTAACGGTGTTAACTCTACAGCATCGAATGGCACACTTTCTGTAGGCGCATCCCGCATTACTCTTAATGGTGTTAACTCTACAACATCAAACGGAACAGTTTCAGTCACGGCTGTGGCTAATATTACTCTTGCCGGTGTTAATAGTACCGCAGCAAATAGCGCAGTTACGCCAACAAGTACGGGTAACATTACTATTGGTAGTGTCAACTCTACAGCAGCAGATGGCACACTCACAGTAGCAAATTCTAGTAACATCACTCTCACTGGTGTTAATGCTACTGCTGAAGATAACGCTGTTACCGCATCAGGTGCAGGTAATGTCACTCTAGGTAGCGTTAACTCAACTGCCGCAGACGGTACTGTAAGTTCTATTAACAACGGTAGTCATCTATCGGGTGTAAACACTACTGCAGCCACAACGACAGTTACAGCCAGCAACGACTCCAATATAACACTGACAGGTGTTAACTCTACAGCCGCAGATAGTGACGTATCTGTAAGTGTATCAGATGGAGTAACTCTAGGCGGCGTTAATTCAACTGCGGCTGATGGCACTGTAAGTGCCATTAATAACGGCACACATCTGTCAGGTGTAAATGCAACCTCTTCTACTGAAGCTGTTGTAGCGAGTAACGACTCTAGCATTGCTATTACAGGTGTTAATACCACCGCTGCTGATAACGACGTTACTGCAAATGGTACAGCTAACACCTCTATAACTGGCGTTAACTCTACTGCTGCCAAGAATGATGTCAGTGCTACCGGAGTTGCCTTTGACTTTGAAGCTATCAAAGAAAACTACGATAGAGGTAGAGTTGTATACATTGACAAGATTACGGTTAGTTCGCAAAACCGTACTGTCAATGCGGTAAAAGAAGATAGAAAAGTATATGTCAGTGGTGTCACTGTAAGTTCTAAAAATCGCACTGTGCATGTTATGCAAGAAGATAGAAAAATATATGTTGATAGGTTCTCTACTTCAGCCGAAAGAAGAGCAAGAGCAGCATAGGAGATTTGAATGTCATTTAGGTGGCCTATAAAAGACCCAGATGAAACCTTAGATTATAGTGTAGACTGGTCGCGATTTCTTGGCAGCGGCACTATCAGTTCCGTCATATGGTTTGTACAAACATCAGAGATTGGTAAGACACAGATTGATGCAGGTGAAACTCTAACTACAGCATCTGGCGGTTCTGTCACTGACAGCATTCAGAATGTATCGCAGACTAACACAAACACTGTAGCGACCATTAACATTGGCAGCGGGGTGCTAAACAGAGAATATACATTTACGTGTCAGATGACTGACACAAATGCAAATGTGGCTGAACGTACCATCAAATTACCGATAAGGCAGAAATAATGGCTTACAATTATCTTGGACTTGTAAACGAAGTAAACCGCAGAGTGAACGAAGTTGAGTTAACGTCTTCCAACTTCTCTAGTTCTACAGGTTTCTATGCCCACATTAAGGATGCCGTTAACGCATCTATTCGTGACATTAATCAGACAGAGTTTAACTGGCCGTTCAACCATGTGCAGCAGGAAGAAACGCTATCAGCTAATGTGACACGGTACGCATTTCCGCATGACGCCAAGCTGCTTGACTTTGACAGCTTTCGCATCAAAGAAGATAGCACACTTGGAAATGCCACCACTCGTCTGGGAGTTATCACCTACGAAGAGTATCTAGACAAGTATGTAGATCAGGAGTACAGCAGCACAGGACGGCAGGGTGTACCACAACTGGTGGCGCATGGCCCAGCACTTGAATTTATCCTCACTCCTGAACCAGATGCTGCATATACTTTAGTGTACGAATACTATCGCATCCCGGTAGACCTTGAGTTACATGATGACGTACCGGCAATACCGGAACGCTTTAAACATATCATTGTAGACGGTGCTATGCACTATGCGTACCTGTTCCGGGGCAACACACAAGACGCACTGGTAGCAAAGGAAAAGTTTGAAGAGGGCATTAAGAACATGCGTTCCATGCTAATCAACCGCACATATTATGTGAGGTCTTACATGATCCCACAGAACACAGGTGGTGGCGGTAGGACGGGTTACGCGAGGTTGCCTATCTAATGGCTGACGCATGGCAAACTTACCCCTTTGAGTTTCGCGGTGGATTGATTACTAATCTTGCTCCAACCCAACAGGGTGTACAAGCACCGGGGTCAGCACGTATCCTGCGTAACTTTGAACCCTCTATCTTTGGTGGGTATAGACGGGTTGAAGGGTTTACCAAGTTTGATACAGCATTATTACCTAATACGGGCGTAATTCGTGGCCTAATCAGATATAATAGTCAGGTGTATGCCGTAAGAGGTGATGATTTATTTAGGTCTGGTGGTTCTAATAATTTAACTGCTAAAGTAAATGGAGCGGTTAGTTCTTCTGCTACCATAACTGTTGATGCTAAAACAGGTGTAATAGCAACTAATATGCAGGTTGCAGGTACTGGCATTACAGGCATTGTAACTGTTAATAGTATATCAGCACAAGACAACACTGCCGAAACAGCCACTGTAGTGCTTTCTACCACAGTAACTTTAGCAGACGATACAGACTTAACTTTTTCTGCGCCTTGGACACAGATAAGTGACAATGCTACATTCAGCAGTGCTGGTGTTACAATCGGCGGGTCAGGCAAAGTACGTTTTCTAAAATACGATTTTGACGGCACAGAAAAACTGATGCTTGTGGACAGCATAGGCAAGCCGTTTAGGTTTGATGGGACAACTTTTGCCCAGCTATCGTCCTTGCCTAGTGATACCTCTGGTGCAAGTTTTATTGTCAACTTTAAGAACCACATTGTACTGGGTAACGGAAAAAAGATAGTTTTTTCTGCACCATATGAAGATGATGACTTTACAATTGCCAATGGTGGTGGTATAATAAATGTTGCAGATGAGATTACAGGACTTATTGTATTCCGTGAGCAACTAATTGTTTTCTGTAAGACCAGTATCTTTGTACTTAATGGCAACAGTGTGGCAGACTTTACACTACAGCCTGTATCTCGTGACTTAGGTTGTGTGGCCCCAGATACAATTCAGGAAATTGGTGGTGACATTATATTTCTTGGTCCTGATGGCTTGCGTCTGTTCTCTGCAACTGACAGGATTGGTGACTTTAGTCTTGGTGCCGTATCCAAAACTATTCAGTCAGAGATGCTTGACTTGATTAGCAGTGGCAGTAGCGGATTTGCAAGCACAGTCATTCGTGAGAAAAGCCAGTATAGAATATTTGCATTTTTATCTTCTGGTGCTGTTGAGGGTGCAAAAGCAGTTGCCGCTACGCAGTTGCAAGAAGGTGTAGTCTTCAACGATCTGCGTGGCATTAACGTACATGTAGCCCACAGTGAGTATGAAGGATTTGATGAGTTAATATATTTTGCCAACGGCGATGGCTATGTATATCAAATGGAATCAGGCAATACATTTGATGGGACAAATATTATTGCCAGCTTTGCTACGCCGTTTGTCCCACTAAATGATCCATCTGTTCGCAAGACCATATACAAAGGTACAGCTTATCTAAAGATTAATGGTGCATTTGAATTACGTCAGACGCTACAGTTTGACTACGCACAAGCTGGGTCTAATCAAAGTTCTGAACAGCTAGACAGTACTGCTTCGGCAACAGTCACTTATGGTTCTGCTACATATGGTGCATCTGATGCTATTTTTGGAACAGCACCAGACGCTATCTTTAACGTGCAAACACGAGGTTCAGGATTTGTCGTGTCGATATTGTACGAAACATTAGGCAGCAGCACAGATGCTGTATTTACAATTGACTCTGCTACTTTGCAGTTTATAACAAACGCTAGGAGATAATAATGGGTACAGGTTACACTCGTAATGATACCGCTAATAATATTGCAGACGGGAACGTAATCAACGCCTCTGATCTTGATGGCGAGTTTGATGCGGTTCAAGCTGCCTTTAATGCTTCAACTGGTCACAGCCACGATGGTACGACAGGTGAAGGTCCACAGATTGACGCATCAGGCATTGCCAATAATGCTGTTGCACTTGGCACAAAGACTACAGGTAACTACGTTGCTGCTGGTGCTGTTAGTGGAACGGGCCTGTCTGGTTCTGCTAGTGCGGAGGGTGCAACATTCACAGTTACATCCAATGCCACTGATGCAAACACGGGAAGCACTATTGTAGCCCGTGATGCCAGTGGCAATTTTTCTGCTGGCACTATCACTGCTGCATTGACAGGTAATGTTACAGGTAATGTGTCTGGCACAGCGGGTAGTGCAACAGGCAATGCTGCCACGGCAACAGCACTAGAAACTGCTCGTAATATTGGTGGTGTTAGTTTTGATGGCACTGGCAATATTAATCTTCCGGGTGTTAATACTGCGGGTAATCAGGATACAAGCGGTAACGCTGCCACGGCAACAGCATTAGAAACTGCGCGTACAATTGCTGGACAGTCTTTTGACGGTACAGGGAATATTACAATTGCTTCGTCTAACTTATCAGACGGTTCAGACCTCCTTAAAAATGTAGTTGAAGACACTACTCCTCAATTGGGTGGCGATCTAGACTTGAATAGCAATAACATTACAGGCACTGGCAACATTCCTGCCGCTAATCTTACAGGTACATTACCTGCCATTGATGGTTCTAATCTTACTGGGATAACTAGCGGTGTAACTGTTCAAGATGAAGGATCAGCATTAAGCACTGCTGGAACAACCCTTAACTTTACAGGAAATGGTGTTACCGCAAGTGGTACGGGAGCAACTAAAACAATTAATATTCCCGGCGGTAGCGCACCAGCAATACCCGGAACAGAAAATACTGCTTTGGGTACTAATGCTTTAAGTTCTGCGGAAAGTACTGCCAATTATAATACTGCAGTTGGATATGCTGCTTTAGAGGACTTAACAACAGCGGATTATAATACTGCGTTGGGTAACAAAGCGGGAACGGAGATAACAACAGGTAGTTTTAACACAGCAATCGGATCAAACGCCTTAGATAGCGTCACCGATTCATCGTTTTCCACTGCTGTTGGTTCGCAAGCATTACAAGGGGCAACCAGCGGATCGGGTGTTACTGGTATAGGTTATGCTGCATTTCAAAGCGGCACGGGCTTTATTTATAGCACTGCAGTTGGATACGATGCTGGACAGCTGCAAAGCGGATCATTTAATACTGTATTTGGCGCATTAGCGATGCAAGGTACAAGTGGAACAGCAGCTTCGGGCCATACCGGTAGATATAATACAGCAGTTGGATATCAGTCTTTAGAAGACATTATTACCGCCGATCATAATACTGCTGTAGGAAACGCTTCTCTTAAAAATGTCACATCTGGTGATGACAATACTGCTGTGGGTAGTCAGGCTTTAGTAGAGGTAACTACTAATACACACAATACTGCTGTGGGTCATCAGGCTTTAACAAATTGTGCGGCAGGAAGTGGCACTGCAGGAGATCAAAATACTTCTTTAGGGGCTTTTGCGGGAGATGGTGTAACTACTGGTGAAAATTTAACTATTATAGGTTACGACGCTGACG